ACCATATCTCGCCCAGATGATGTTGGCTGGCTCCAGCCGCCCCCTCTTTCGCAAAGCTCGATGGAGGCCGAGCAGGCTGCTATTATGGATGCTGAGAGGTATTTTGGTAACCCAGAGAAGCCAGAAGCTCGCCAAATGTATCAGCAGTGCATGGTAAACCGTTGGCTAGATTCTTGGCGAGAAGCATTGTCGCAAGCATTATCTTTGTGCCAGCAATATTTGGACCCAGCTTTTGTTGCCAGAATAACTGGCGGCCCAGTTGAAGAGATTGCAATGAAGCAAGAAGACATCGAAGGTAGATTTGATTTATCTCTTAGATTTTCAGTCGATACTTTAAATCCAGAGTTCATGGAGAAAAAACTGGATGCAGTTACTAAGCTGACCCAGTTCGATGTTACTGGTGCTTTAGACAGGAATAAGCTGCTTGAGATTATGGCAGAATCAATTGATCCAATGCTGGCCAAGCAGGTAATCATGGACAAGCAAACTGCTGCTCAGAAAGAAATTGATGATGAGCAAAATAGCTGGGTTAAGATTATGAACGAAATCGAGCCGCTTCCAAAAGAGGGAGTAAACTTCCAGCTTCGTTCGCAGACTGCCCAGCAGATTATGCAGCAATCACAAGAGTTTCAAAAGAAAGCATCCGAAAGTCCGCTGGTAAAACAATTAGCTGACAATCGTATGAAGTATCTTCAATTCGGTATCCAGCAGCAGGAGAATGCACAGATTGGCCGAATAGGTGTTAAACCAGTTATGGGAGGGGGTTACTAATGTTTTGCTGCAAAAAGAAAAAAGCAATGCTGGTAAAATATCCTAATCCTATGTCACCAGATGATATTCGCAGAATATTCAGCGAACAGGGGGAAGAGGATAAGATGTGGCAAGCACTAGATACCATTATAGATAATCTTTTGCTTGATGCAGTAAATGATGTTTCTGATCCAAAAAATGATGCCATTAAATTTGCACATGCAGGAGGCAGGGTAGATGCGTTGAGTAACTTAAAAAACAGGCTCGATGAGTACAAGAAAAAGTAAACCGAAAGAAACTCCAGAGCAGCAGGTAAAAAATGCTCACCGTTCATTCTTGGAATACTGGGTGGAGGAGTCGGATATTGACGAAAACCGAATTGCAGAAATTGCCCGTGAGGATACCAGAGAGTGGCTTGAGGAATATGTGGTAGATTTTGAATGCGATATAGATCTGGAGGATGATGACGATGCCGAGGACTAAGAAGAAGAGAGGTGCGGATGGAAAAGCCTGCTGGAAAGGATACCGATTTGCAGGGACCAAAAAGGGAAAAGACAAGTGCGTAAAAGTTAAAAGGAGAAAATAATGCCAAGAACAAAAAAATGTAAGCGAGCAACAGTTAAGAAGAAAAAGAAAAAATCTTCTTACTAAAATGAAAAGTTTTGTATTTGCATCAGATCTTCATGGTGACATGCAAGATCCAGATGCGGTCTCGGCCCTGTACAAATTTACAGAGGAGTTCAATCCAGATGTCCGAATATTTGGGGGTGATCTATTTGATTTTTCTCCATTAATGAGAGGAGCAGATCCAGCAGAAAAAAATGCCAGCATGGAAGCTGATGTTGAGGCAGGCATGGAGTTTCTCGGAAATTGGGAACCTCACTATTTTCTGCTTGGCAACCATGATGACAGATTATGGCAAACGGCAGAAAAACATTCTGTCGGAATTGTACGGGATACCGCGCGTTCTGGCATTAAGGATATCACCAGTAAGTGCAAAAAGTTAAAGTGCAAGATGCTGCCTTACAATGTAGATAAAGGTGTTCTTGAACTAGGAATAATGACATTTGTTCATGGCTACTTTCATGGTGCCGTTTCCGCTTGCAAGCAACATGCCCTGACATTTGCCAAGCAGGGTGGATGTTGTGTTCATGGCCATATTCATTCGATTCAAATGTTTACGATTCCAAGGCACAAGGGTGGGGCAGCGTATTCGGCTGGGTGCCTTACGCGAACAGAAATGGGATGGAATCGAGCAAAAGTAAATCGCTTGGCCCATGAGACAGGTTGGGTTTACGGATACTACTCAAATAAAAGCTGGCAGGTATATGTAGCCAAAAAATTTGATGGGAAATATATATGGCAATAAATTGGGCCAAGAAATTGCAACAGGTTGAAAGAATCAATGCAAACCTTCCAGAGGGTGATGACTGGTTTACATCTGAAGATTTTAGAGAAAACTCAAATATAGGGATAACTAGGGCACACAAAGTTATTAAGGAATTAATAAAGGAAGGTAAAATAAAGGTCCACAGAGGATCTGCATGGAATGCTACCCAAAAGCAATTGACTAGAAAAATTTGGTACAAGTTTGTTTGATGCAACTCCATGCACTTAGGAAATGCCTCTTGGCAAAATGTTAACTCAGCGTTCATTTTAGATTAACATTTAACCCGTCCGTTGCGGTACAACGAGTAAACAGTTCCACCGTCAGAGAACACAAAAACCTATGGCAGATTCAAAAGGGGTCGCTCCCGTAACAGCAGAAGAAAATCAAGTAAAGGAAGATTCAGGACTAGTAAGTTTCGGAGATATTGCCGAAGCAGCTGGAATAGGATCATCGTTCTTTGAGAGTGCATCACCAGAACCAGAAGAATTAACTGAAGAAGTTGAGGAGACTGAAGAGGTAGAAGAGATAAAGGAGACTGAGGAGCCTCAAGCCGCTGAGTATACAGAGGAAGAAGAGCCGCCAGCAGAGGAATCTGATGGAGTCAAAAAACGCATTGGCAAATTGATCGAAGCTAGGAATAAAGCCGAAACTGAGACAGAAGAGCTAAAGGCAAAGATTGCAGAACTTGAATCATCGACTGATTCGCAGCCTGCTCCAGACCCAAAAGGGATGGATAGGTTCGATAAGGTTAAGGACCAGAAAGAACTGCAAGCCAGAGAAGCAGAAGCCGAGCATTTGCGTGAATGGTTATTGGAAAATCCAGATGGAGGTGAATACACTGACATTACTGGAGCAGAGCATGATGTTGATTATGAGCAGGCAAGAAAGCTCATGGTAGAAACCGATCGTGATCTAAGAAAAAATATTCCGTTAGCTGCACAGAGACTTCAACAGAAAGAACAGAATAAGCAGGCTGCTTTGCAGGCATTTGAATGGATGAGGGATAAATCTTCTCCAGAAATGCAAGAGGTTCAACAGATTTTAAACTCTAATTCCTTCATTAAAGAATACTACGAAAGAGATCCATTTGCGGTCCTGACGGTAGGATATGCGATAGAAGGAATAAAAGCAATCAATGCAAAAAAATCTCAGCAAACGGTTAAGCAGGCAGTAGCACCAAAGGCACCAGTGCCTAATCGTGCAAGCTCAGTAACCCGTAAAAAGACTACCAATAAAAAGTCACTCCTACAACAAGCAGCCTCTGGGGAAATCGATGATGCAGCCTCATACATAGAATCATTGTTATAAAATTATAGGAGAAAAAAATCATGGCTGGAATAGTTGAAAGAGACCAAACTTTAAAACGCGAGTCACTCAGTGATCTGATGACTATCGTAGACAAAAAATCATGCCCATTTATGAGTGCAGTTAAGAAGGGTGCAGCCCCAAAAAACTCATTCGTGGAATGGCCGCTTGATAAGCACAAAGCAAACCTTGTACAGACTGCAACATATAGCTCAGGAGTAAGTAACAACTTGCCAGTTGATGGAGAAGATATCACCAGTGCAGACTTCGAGAATTATGATGATCGTACAAAGTGTTCTGTTTACCTACAGTACACCAGACGAGTACCTAAAGTTTCTCGCTTGGCTAACATGACTTCCGATATCGCTGGAGTCGGTTACAAGAAAGAAATGGCAAACTCAATTGCTAAAGCTCTTGTGACTCACAAAAGAGATATAGAAAGTACTTTATGCTCATCTCAGGAGACTGCACAGGAGACCAGTTCTAGTCCATATCAGACCCGTGGTCTTGGAAAGTGGATTAATTCTTCTGCACAATCTACACTTCCAGTTCCAGCAGATTTCTTGACTCCAGCAGGATCAATTAAATCAGCAGCGGCAGCCGATGCCAAGGAAGAGGATTTGCGTGATATCTTACAAAGCATCTATGAGCAAACTGGGGAAGCCGACAAAACCTTTTATGGTCTTTGCGGTACGCAAGTTAAGAAAACCATTTCTAACTTCACCTTGTTTACACCTCGTACAAACAACCTTGTCGTTTCCAACAGAGACACTGATGAAGGTCGTTTAAGTGCTGCGGTTGATATCATAGACAGCGACTTCGGTACAATCACGCTTAACCTGTCAAGTTTTCTTGAGCAAGATGCCCGTGACGGTTCTGGACAGTTTGATGCAGAAGTTGGACAAAAATCATTGTTCATTCTTAACATGGCTCAATTAGAAGCCTGTTTTGCTGAAGAAACAAGTGTTCGTGAATTACCTGATCTTGGTGGTGGACCCCGTTCTATCATCGAGTCCGTCTTCTCTTTGAAGTCTTACTCAGGTGGTTTAGACCACGGTAAATACACTCTTTCCTAGAGGGGTATTAGGTTAGTATATGCTCGGAGCGGAAGAGATCATTGTTGGCAAGGAGAACATCACAAAGGATGTTTGGACAGAATTTGCCGACATGTACCGCTCCGAGCTTGCTAATGCTGAAGATGAGCAAATCAAACTTATGCAGGCCGAGAAAAGAATATCAGGTGGAGAGAGGAAAAACTTTTCATTTGGTAGAGTACGCATGAAGGTTTGCCCAGAAGTTTTTTATTTTTGGGAGGGTAAGCTTGGCCAAGGAATATGGAAAGATAAGTCTTTCTTGAACTGGATAGAAAAGCGATTCGGTAACCTCGTAAAAATAAAAAGTGTATCTGCAAAAGTAGGAATCTAGCTTGTGAGAAGCATAGATTACGATAAGGTCGAGGCAGGAGTGGCGGCCATTGCAGGAATTGATCCTAGTAATGTTCTCGCACATGAAAAAGTTCTTTTAGCTGAATACATCAATGATGCAACTAGGTATTGCTGGGACTACTATCCTTGGTCCGAAGCAGTAAAAATTGAGAAAAGATATTTTCGCGAAGATTATGATTCTAATAATAACTACGCGATAAATGACGAAGTTCACTCTGCTGGTAAATACTATCGACTATATAATATCTCAACTAGGATTGATCCTCCATTTCCAGCACCAGCAGAAGACTTGTTTAGTTGGTACGAAATTGGTGATATTAATGATGACCCTTCATGGCAGGAGGAATTGTTTTATAAGATAGGTTCTAGGGTTGTCTACAAAGGAGAAACCTATCTATGCATAGCTAGTTTAGGCCAAAATGCATCTACCGACATTGATATTGTAAATTACTTTTACGATAAAATTTTACCAACTAATGAACAGTACTGGTTAAAAATTGATCCAGTATTAAAGCGTTACATTCCTTTTGAGCAAGATGGGTTTGATACGATAGGAACAGTATTAAGTATACATATAGATGACCCTAAGTTCTCCAGTGGAAGGCCATTAAATTGGACTGAAGAAAACGAAGGTGTTTTTGTAGAAATGCCTGAGCGTGATATTAATTTTGTTTATTTAAAATACAGGCCAGAGGCACCAGTTTATTCGCATAATACAACTGGTCAAAAGGTGCCAAATTTTCTTGCACCAGCAATTAAAGCTTATGCTTACAAATCGTGGCTTATTGGAGATGGCCAGCACGAAAAATCTCAGCTTCAGGATATGCAGGCAATTGACTTGCTTTTGCGTGAAGTTGATAAATTAAACCATCAGCAGGACCGTGGTCAGAAGTATCAAATATCAAGCGAACCATATCGCAGGGTAAATGCAAGTGCTAGTGTACCTACTGAGCAGAGGTATGATCGTGTCAGCGGATTTAAGACAAGCACAGTTGATGCAAAGCTAGGCATATTTGTACCGAATGATATTCCAGCCAGAAACGCACATAGACCATGTCAGGCATTCACGACAAGAATACGCTTTGATACAGAATCAGATTCCATTCGCAATTATGTAAAGAAAGCTGATTCCGTTGTGCATGTCATGAATATCAGATCTTATGGATCTGGCAGACAAGCAGTTTTATTTAGAAGTAGCAGTTCAGACTTTAAATTATTTACAGGGGCACAATTCCGAGCAACTGGAATAGGGTTCGTAAAAGGCATTGAGCAAGGCGTAATTGCTTACCACATCGGTATCAATGTAAGTCCTGTTACTGCACATCGAGAAAAGTCTCAGGCAGTAGATAATATCCCTCTTAGCATCACAACTGTGGCAGAGGGCAGACAGGCAACAGTGAGAGGCACAAGTAGTGCTTCCGCAGAAATTAATTTAACCGCACAAGGCAGGCAGGCATCTGGTCAGGCAACAGTCATGCAGGTAAAGATGAGTTTTGTAGCTTTGGGTGAAATGGTCGCATGGGCAAGTAGGGCATCATGGGATGATGTAAATGTACATTGGGAAAAAGCAAAATGAGTGATTTAACAGGACAGGAAATTAAAGAAACATACAAAGACTTGTTGCACATGAATAATGGCAACACTGGAGTCACATCAGATTTATCCAGAGTATTTGATGGTGAGGGTACAGGTAGTGCATTACATCTTAGTGACACTGAAGCTTCAGTGATGGGGAACTTAGGGGTGGGTACTACGAGTCCTGATCACCCTTTGGAAATTGCGCAATCCGATGGTACTAGTGGGATTAGATTAAACTATATTCCATCCGCTTATCCTAACAATTACCTAGCAGATATATACCACGATGGAGCTAATGGTTTAATATTAGAATCAAAATTAGGTTCCGCAACCATTGCAGGTGACATATTGCTTGCTCCAAATGGCGGCCGAGTCGGTATTGGTACTACGAGTCCTGATCACCCTTTGGAAATACAAGCCTCTGGAAGTAAATATGGATGTCATATACTTGATGATCAAGGAGGTAGTTTAGGAGGTCTGTTTATTTCGGAACAAGGTGCTGCTACAGATGGTCTGGAGCTTTATCTTAAGCAACCAAACGGCAATACAAAGATCAGGCTTAGTTCTGTTGATAATAATCCTACATATTTTAACAGCGGCCGAGTAGGTATTGGTACTACGAGTCCTAGTGCGAGTTTGGAAATAAATTCAGGCACAAATGATGCTAATTTACGGCTGGTTTCAACTGATCCGTATGTGGATATTAAAATGTCAGATGATACCACAACTGATGATGGAGTAAGAATCAGTAACAAAGGAGATGACCTATTACTTCAAAGAACTGGCGGCCTTGTCGGTATTGGTATTACGGATCCTAGTGCTGCATTACACATCAAGGCTTCAAGCTTGGGTCAAGAAGGTCTTATTGTTGAGAATAGTCTTGGTAACCAAACTGCTCATATTGGTCATTTAACTGACGGTACTGCATATTTTAAACTAGCGGACGCAACTGGGCAAAATCATACCTTGCTTAGAGGCAATAGTGATTCTTACTTAAATGCATTGGGCGGCCGAGTCGGAATTGGTACTACGAGTCCTAGTTCACCACTTACTGTATCAAAAGTACATACTGATGGTTCATCTGGTATAGATAATTTAATTACCTTAGCTGCATCCGAAAAGTCAGGACAAAATTTAGAAGCGGGTGATGGAGTGGGTATACTTTTCAAAGTTCCTGTCGAGTCAGAACAACAGAATATCGGAGCAAGAATTGCAGGTGTTCGGGAGGGCGGAACTGAGACTGCTTCAAGCACAGAGTTGATATTTGAGGTTTCACAAAACGATGAAACACTTGATGAAGCAATGCGTATTGATCGTGAAGGCCATGTCGGAATTGGTACTACGGATCCTAATTATGAATTAGAGGTAACAAATGTAAACAAAACCTGCGCCATCACAGCGCAAAGCCATGGCTTGAGTAATTACAGTGGATGGGGTGGTTACATTTTTGCTAACGCTAATGATGGTACTACTGGATGGAGTACAATCATAGGCACATACAGACCTTCTACTAGTGTCGGTTTTGCAAGCGTTATAAGAATGGCGCCAAGAATTGGTGATAATCGATACTTATATATTGATACTGATGGTAAGTTAAGAATATCTACGAGCATTACACATATTGGGGCTAATGCTGGTGATTATGTAGGCTTACAATCATCAGACGAGCGTTTAAAAAATATCGAGGATAATTTTGAATATGGCCTTGATAATGTAATGCAATTAAAGCCAATAGCGTACAAATTAAAGGAAGATGAATCTCAAGTTCGCAAATTAGGGTTTGGTGCCCAAACAACTAAAAATATTGTTCCAGAAGCTGTTTACGACACCTTGAATTGTATTGATGGATGTGATCAAGATCCTGAAGATGAACATGGTCAGATTCCTCGTAGTGAAGATACTACCTTGGGTATGGAATATGTTCAATTAATTCCTGTTCTCACTAAGGCCATCCAAGAACAACAAACAATAATCGAAGACTTAAAGTCTAGAATAGTAACACTAGAAG